TTTATTGTTCCAAGTTGTTATTCCATTATGTATATCTAAGGTGATAAGATTAAACCAACCATCGCTGAAGAAATCTACGATTCCTACATTATGTGTCCAGTTTACCTTTCTACCTTTTAAAAAATCTTTTTTCAGTTTACATAAACACCCCATGCTTTGTGCAATATGTACTCCTGATATGTGCTGCATTACGCTTCGTTGACAATCGTGAGTATGCCCATAGATAACATTACATCCTAAAGCCATAACACTTGTCCTGCTATGATTTACACTTGAATAGTGTCCTCCATGATAAGCGTAAAGTTTTGATCCTTCAACTTTGAATAGTTCTCCATAAGGATACCAGTCATAACCTCTTTCCTCTATTTTAAATAGATTCTCAGGTTTGTATCCTTCAAGATATGGATTTTCTTCAACAAAAGAATTATACCAATTATCATGGTTTCCCATAGCTAAATATTTCTTTTTACATCCTACTTTTTTTAGGACTTTATCAATTCTGTCTAAATGATAATTGACTTCATCTGCTTCTTTATCAATTAAGGGGAGTTGATATTCTAATGGTGGTCTTTTTCTTCTTGACCATCTCCAATGAGATACATACTCCCCTTCCGCAAAATCACCTAAGTTGATAAATACATCAGGTTTTACTTTTTCAATTACCTTTAATGCACAGCTAAACGCCTTTTCGTCATGTAATGGAAAGTGCATATCTCCAAAAATGACACCTGTACTTTTAATCTGCTTCATGTAGTTGTTGCCCTTTTATACCACCCAAAGTAGAATCGTTCTTGGTCAGGTTCTTCGGCTACTAATTTACCATAGAACAAACAACGATATGCTTGTAATCGTCTTTTAGAGATTCTTGCTGCATTCTCTATGGTTATTTCTCCGATAACTCCATCTTCTTCGATTTTATTCATCTTTCTACTATTGATGGCTTGTTGTAGTATTTTGACAGCTTGTCTTTGCCCCATATTGACACACATATCGAAATAGGTGGCTTTCAAGTCATTTGGTAAAAAATCTACTTTGCTTGGTTTCCAGTAATTATTGTAATAAATATTAACTGCGTCACTTTTAGTGAGATTCTTAATATCTAAATCAGGATACCATCGTTTAGCAATACCAAACTTGGTTTCACCACCTTTATCGTAAGGATCATTCACATAACCCCCTTCATGTTCTAAGACCTTGTCAATGATTTGTTCAAAGGTAATCATGCTTTCTTGACTCGTTCCCACGACTTCATTCCCCCAAGACCAAGCATACCAAGAAGTATGGTTGTCATCGTATCCATATCGAATTGTGGTAATTCCACTACAATTCCAAATGCAGATAAAATAAACAATAGAAATGGCTGCATTATGTAATGATAGCCAAATGCTATTGATATAGTCCAACCTAAAAAACTTCTCCATCTACTCAATAACCCTGATTGTCCTGCTTCAACTTTATTAACCTCAATCTGTGCTTTGTTAATCTCTTGTATGAGTTGTGCTTTTTCTGCTTTGTCAAGTGTAAAGTCATCGATTTTGTCTGCTACTTTATCTATGATTCCTGCTACTACATTTAATTTAGGCATCTTTTTCTTCTTTCACTTCTTCTTTTTCTTCAAAAGATTCTGTTAGCATTTTAGCAAAAGCACCTTCAGCTACATTCTCTCTATCGATTTGAAATGCCAAATTTGCTTTTTGTCTTCTACAATTTTCAATGTGTTCTACAAGCATTTGTTGTTCTTGTGATAACTCATCATAATTGTAGTCTTGATCATTTATTGTTATTTTTCTTTCTTCACTCATTTTATAACCCTCATGTTATTTGTTAATAAATTTTTATCTTGGTAAATGCCCTGCTGTTTGACAGCTTCTTCCTACAGGAAATTCAGACATTCTGTGTCCTGTTTGAGCAGAACTAAATGGCTCATCTAAAGCATTAGCCACTAACCAATTTTGTAAGTATCCCTCAGCAATAGTAATACTCCCACCACCTGTTAATGAAACATTTGGATTGCTATTAAAAGTCATACTTGGTGTACCTATTGATAATCCTGCCAAACTAATATTAGTAGTTTGATTTAAGTTGCAAGATTCAGCTACATCATTTTTCAACGATAAACCTCCTGTGCCACCTGCTCCTGAATGGTTAGGTATTACTGGTATTGACATTATCTACCCTTCATTTTATTAATTAATCTAATAAGATAACCAATCATTATTCAGCATCTCTTATTGCTATATATTCTGCTAATTCTGCTTCACATTCACTAAGTTGTGCTTGTAAGTCTGCTTTTCTTGCTTCTGCTTGTGAGATAGCTTCATCAACTGATTTTACATCAGTATAATCCACTACTTCTACATCTTTACCTGAAGCATCTTGCATCGTTCTTGTATGCTTGATTTCTACCATTTTAGGTGAATCAACTTGTACTTGTTCTTGTACTTTTTCTGCGATTACTTTAGCCATTTAACTTCTCCTCTAATTTGTTTATTTGTTCTTGTTGTTCTTGAACTGCTTTTATTAATACAGCAGTCAATTTTTCGTAATCCATTGTTTTGATCTTGTCATCAAACCATTCATTGTCTTTTACAATTTCAGGGATTAATTCTTCTACTTCTTGTGCAATAAATCCTATGTCATGCCTATTGTCTTTCTTCCAATCATACTGCTTTGGTTTTAGTTTCATAATAGTATCTAAACCATACTCAATATCTTTCACATTTGTTTTTAGCTTTTGGTCTGATGGTGTAGAAGAAAATGCTACAACATCATTTGTTACATGAAAAGCACCAGTAGAAGTAATATTAATTCTATCTGCACCTGCATCTGAATCTCTAATTCTTAATTTTTCTCCATTAGTTCCAATAGTTGTTATTGCCCATCTATCAGTTCCATCTGTTCTAAATCTTATACCAGCATTACCATTTTGAGTAGTAGTTTCAGTTATAATACCACCTGAACCATGTCCAGTTCCACTTTCTTGAACATGTAGTTTTCCTGCAGGTGTAATAGCACCAATTCCAACATTACCACCATTTAAAACTGATATAGAATTAAACGCATTTGCAGTTCTATTGTAAAAGTAAAACCTTGAGCTATCCATTTCTATACTTTGGACATTGCTTGTGCTTCCATTTTGAAACCTTATAACTTGTTCTTGGTTTCCAGTCACATGAAGTCTGCAGCTTGGTGAACCAGTTCCTATACCCACATCGCCATCTTCTCTTACTACCATAGCAAAATCAGCACCACTTGCTGAACTGCTATTATTTGCACCACCAGTATAAAATTCTATTTTACCACCTGCACTTCTAATTCTTGTAGATCCGCCAGTTGCTGATTGTATAATACTATTGCTTGTTATTCCATCTCCTTCAAGATATAGTAAATCAGTTGATGAACCTTTAACACTTAGCTTATTTGGTGGATTGGTATCTCCTATACCGACATTTCCTGATGAGTCTATTCTCATTCTTTCAGAACCTGCAGTAGCAAATCTCATAGCAGTACTTTCATAGTTCCAAATAGCTACTGATTCATCGCTATCTAATCCAAGTAAAAATCCATCTGAAAATTTTCCACTACCAGTAGTGCTATTAATAAATTTCATATATGCCTGTGCAGAGTCTGTTGCTTCTAATTGTTGCATAACATCACCTGATTGTTTCAAATGAAGTTTATATGAAGGTGTTTTAGTACCTATTCCAACTCTTCCACCATGACTAATTCTCATACTTTCATAAAAATCACCTGAACCATCTGTTCCTTGTGTATAAAAAGCCAATCCAACATAATCAGTATCAGTATTTTCAGCAACACCAGTAATCATAGCCCTTCTTCTTGAAGAACCACCTAACCATGTAATTCCACCATAAGTAGCACCATTAGTTCCTTCATGTCCACGAAGAAGTATGCTGTCTTGACCTGATGCTGTTTGTGTAGCACTTCCATCTCCATCTGAAGTTGTAGAAGTGTTATGTATATGTAATTTAGCACTTGGTGATGCAGTTCCTATACCTACATTACCTGATGAATCTATTCTCATCTTTTCTGCATTGCTTGTTCCAAATATAAGTGGATTACCAAATTGATTTATAATTTTAAATGCATTACCATTTGCAAGTTGTATTAATCCACCATTTCCTGATTCACTACCTGATGTAGCATTTCTAAATCTTAAATTTGTTGTAGCACTTGAATTACTTGTTAAATTGACAATACTTAATTCAGTTTCTGCTGCTTGGTCTTTTCTTAAAACCATTTCGTGTGCAGGTGAGTTAGTTCCTATTCCGACATTCCCAGTAGTATGAGCAATAGCTAATCTTACTGCATTACTTTGACTAACATCTTCTATACCCCAAAAAGATGAAGGAATATTAGATGAAGATGAACTTGCACCACCTACACCTGCATTCCAATTATAACTACCACCTCTTGAATAAGAAATAGTTGCACCATAACTTGTATTTCCATCAAGTCTAATGGCTTCTCCATTTGTAGTTGTAAATCCTATTTGCAAAGGTCTTGATGCCGACATACCACCAATAGACACATTCCCTGAACTATCTACTCTAACTCTTTCAGTATTGCTTGTATAAAATCTTACACTTCCTGCATCTTTTGCATTTAATGATAAGACACCAGTACCTCTATGTTCTATAGCTGTTCC